TACCAAAGCGACATGACCTTAATAGATAAAATCCCAGATAGTTGGTATAATACAGAATTATGAAAAAAATAAAAGATTACTTCAAAAGAACACGACACCACCTTCACGCCATTGTAGGCATAACAGGAGGATTCCTAACCTCTTTAGCTTTATCATGGGTTTGGCTAGGTTTTAGGAGTTTAGATTCTATAGATAAGGCTATATGGTTTCTCGCACCAGCTTTTATTATTGGCTTAATTTGGGAGTGGTGTCAAGGCATAATCAATAAGTGGGATATTTTTGTGAGTGGAATTGCTATTTGCTTGGGAGTTTATTTAGGAGGAATTGTATTTAACTGGTTAATAAATTAAAAATAATAAAAAAAATTAAATGGCAACTACAAATGAAATTATTTATGATATCAGAGAGTTACTTAAAAAATTTACTGATGATACAATATTAACTGATAGATATATTATTCACAAAGTTAATACTGTTAGAAATAAATTATTAGAAAGATCTTTAAATAACTTTAAAGGAATAAAAGGGCAAAGTGTATTACAAAATTATTTTGAAGATTTAGAAGAAGTATCTTCTTACACATCAGGTAATTTTAATTGTAATACTTTACTTAGAACTGTAAATAAAGTTCCTCAAACATTGCAAATAATGAATACTCAATCTTTAGTTAGAATTAAACCTGTAGATATGTTATCTACTAAAATTAATTTTACTACATTAGACAGAGTAGAATATGTAGCAGGAGCTACTTTTAAAAGTAATATGTATGCATTTTTGGATGCTAGTAACTATTTATATATTTATAGTCCAAAAGGAGATTATAAAAATATGAAACAAATAGAAATTACTGGAATATTTTCTAATCCTTTGGATTTAGAAAACTTTAAAAAAGGTAATAATACTAGTACAGAAATAGCTTATGATAAAGATGTAGATCATTATCCTATTTTTGATCATATGATTAATGATATTGTAAACATTGTTTATAATCAATTAGTTCAAAGAGAACAATTACCTATGGATAGACAAAACAATGCAGATGAGCAGTAGAAATCACAAATTAAGTAGTAGCTATGGAGTATTAGATTTTTATAGATATTATAAAAAAAATTCTGATAATCCTGTAGATTTAAAAATTTATAGAAAAATATTAGATAAATATAATAAAAAAGTTTCTGAATCTATACTAGAAAAAGGTTTAGATTTTATAATGCCATATTTAAATTTTGAAATAACTATTAGAAAAGATAAAAGAAAACCTAAAATAATTGATGGAAAAGTTATAAATAATACACCAGTAGATCCTGTAGCTACTAAAAAATTATGGGAAAAAGACAAAGAAGCAAAAGAAAAGAAAATATTAGTCAGGTATAATAATTCACATACATCAGGTTATGTATTTAGAATATATTGTAAAAAATTTAGGTCTAATTTAAAAAATAAAAATTTATTTAAGTTTAGACCTGTAAGAAAATTAAAAAGAGACTTAGCCAAACTTATAAAAGATCCAGATGTAAAATTTGATTCTTTTTTATTATATAAAAACAAATAAATATGATTAACGGAAAAACAGTATCTTTAAAAAGTGTGTTATGGAAAGTTTTTAGAAATCCATATATTACTGATACATCTTATGATGAAGCTGCAGAATTTGCTATTGAAGCTTTAGAATTAATAGGTACACCTTTTATTAAAGTAAATAAAGTATCAGATTTAATAGAAATAAAAGAATATAAAGCATTTTTACCAGATGATCTATTAGAAATAAGAGGAGTAAGAGTTATAAATAATGATCAAAACTTTACAGATCAATCAATAGCCTTAACTGCTTCTTCTGATTTATATCATCATGGTATATTATGTGATGATCCAGAAGATGGTAGATTTAGAAAAGAGCTTACATATGAAATTCAGCAAAATAAAATTATTACTGATATGGAAGAAGCTCATATTCAAATATCTTATAAAGCATTAGACACAGATGATGATGGATTTCCTAATGTTCCTGATAATAGAAAAGTAAAATTAGCGTTAGAATATTATATTCTTTATAGAATTTTAGAACCTTATGCAGATTTAGGCAAAGTACCTGGCAGAGCTTTTAGTAGAATAGAACAGAATAGAGATTGGTATATAGGAGCAGCACAATCTGATACTACTGTTAAAAATATAGATCATTTACAAAGTACTATGAATGCTATTAATAGATTAATTATTAATGATACTGCTCATTCTAACTTTTTTAAAGGTGCAGGAAAGCAAGAACAAATAAAAAGATATAGATAATGATTAATAAATTACAACAGTATACTCCTTCAGGAGCTAATCAAGATATTTCTAAAAGTAAACATAGTAATGAATTTTATTATGATGCACAGCATATTAGAATTATAGCAACAGATGGTCAAACTACTGGTAATGTTACTAATGAAAAAGGAAATGTATTAAAAGTAAGTTTTCCAAATATTAGTATAGATACTGTAAATAAAAATGTAAATTATGACGGCAAAAGTTTAAAATATACTAATGATGAAATAAATCAACAAATATCTTCTGGTACTCTTAATAGAAATTTAACTAAATTTGAAATAATAGCAAATTGTGTTACTAGAAATAGTGTAATTTTATTTACAACTTCTACTAGAGGAAATTGTATTTGGGAATTAGAAAATATATTAGAAGAAGATTCTGAATATGAATTAAATTTATTATATATTAGAAATCTAGATTTTAGTAAAGATTTTCCTATTCAGACATTATTTAATTTTGAAAATGAAAATATACAAAAAGTATACTGGGTAGATGGAAATAATCAACTTAGATTTATAAACATAAAACACGAACAAATAAAAGATAATTTTAAAATCATTGATATTCCTATTACTAACTTAAATTTAGTAGGAAATATAAATTTTAGCCAACCTACAATTACAAAAATTATTGGAGGAGGTACACATACTGCAGGTATGATACAATATTCTTATAATTTATATAATTTAAATGGATCACAAACTAAGATAAGTCCATTATCAAGGTTAATTCCTTTAGATAAAATAGGAAACAATGCTGGTGGTGGAGAAATAAATGAAATAATTGGATCTACTCCTAAAATAGAAATAAGCAATATAGATAAAAACTATACTCATATTAAAATATATGCAATAAAATATACTTCATATGGACAAATACCTTCTATATCTCTAATTAATGAATCAGAAATAGATTCTAACAATTTTATATACTATGATTCAGGATATGTTATTGAAAATATATCTTTAAGTGAATTTTTATTTTTAGGTAGTGATCCTACAATTCCTAAGCATATAGAATCTAAAGATAATAGATTATTTTTATCTAATATAAAAACTAAAAATTTTTTAATACCTGATGAATTAGATACAAGAGCATATTCATTTAGTAGCAATAGTAGTACTACTTTTGTATATGATCAAGTTACAAAGACAAGTCCAAATGGAAATGTATTAAATGGAATATCTAAAAGGAGAGTTACTTCTGAGTATAATATACCTTTAAAACATTCTTCTATTAATGGTAATTTTATTGAAAATAATAAACAATACAATTCTACTAAATTAGGAGGAGAGGGAAAATATATTAAATATGAATTAATTGAAAGTCCTAGAGATTTAGATGATAAAAGTCAAAAAGTATTTAAAGATGAAGAATTATACAGAATAGGATTAAAATTTTATAATAGGTTAGGGCAAAGTAGTTTACCAAAATGGATTGCAGATTTTAAAACTCCTCCTATAAATTTATCTACAAGTAATAATTATTATAAATTAAAAGTTAGTTTAAAACCTGAATTTTTTATATGGTTAAATAATTATCAATTTGAATCAGTTGATGATAAACCAATAGGTTTTAAGGTATTAAGGGCAGCTAGAGAGGATAGAGATAAAACTATTTTATGTCAAGGAACTTTAAATAGTATGATGTATCAAGTTAAAGGAGATGAATCTAGGTTTAATAAATGGAGTAATTATTCAGAAAGATTAGATTATCAAGATCAATCTGTAAAACTTCCAGGGTATATCAGTAGAGGATTTAGAACATTTCCAAATAACATAGAATATAATAAAAATGTAAAAGAAAGACTAGGTAAAACTAAACATGGATTTTGGATAGGAGGATTTGAAGATAATAATTTAAATCAATCTTCTTATGAAATAGCACATGGAAATGAATCTTCAAGTACTTTTTTACATACTGCTATGATGCAAATGTTTTCTCCTGAAATATTATTTAATCCTGATTTAACATTTTCTAACGGATTAAAAATAAAAACTAAAGGAAAAGTAGTAAACACTAAAAATGGTTTATGGGGGCAAGAACTAATAATAAATTCTAATCTTCCTAAATTTCAAGGAAAAATAATTGGAACAGGTAATAATTCTGTAAATGACTATCTTTCAGGAGAAAAAATAAAAGCTGCAGGAGCTTTAAATCCTTGGTTTTTAGATCCTAGTGAGTATCAAGATGATCAGGGATTTAGAAATGTTTTTACTTCTTCTGATACAGCTATTCCACATGGTTATATAACATCATCAGGGAATGCAGATGAAAGTTATATTGCAGCACAATGGTATAGACAATACAATAACTTTTATAAAGGATCTAATAAAAATTATTATGAAATTTATGGTACACCAGAAATTACAGAAGAAGGCAATGAAGCTAAAAATTACAATAATGATGGTAGATTTCAGTATAAAAATAATCTAAGAGGGTTTTTAGTTGGAGGAGGTGCTAAGACTAAATTATTAGATATTCAGAGTAATAATTCTAAATGTTTGACAATTGTATTGAATGACAAAAATAATATAAAAACTGAAAATAGAATTTTATTAGAAGATTTATATAGACTTAATGATACTAGAAGTAATGATAATAATGTAAATTTAAATTCTCCTTTTAATAATAATGCATTATTAATTTCAGAAATTACTAGAGATCCTTCCTATACTTATTTTGGCAATATATATAATGGTAATAGCTTTGAAGAAAAAAAGAGAACTACTTATATAGAGATAGGGAATTACACAGGTATAGATATTACAAATGGATCTTTATCTAGTACTGTAGACAATCCAGGAGATACTTTTGTACAAAATTTTAAGTTTCTTAAAATGGGAAGAACAGAACAAAAAGGTGGTACATCTACTTCTCAAATTATATCTGAAGTTGTAGAATTTCCAGTAGAAACTCAAATTAATCTTAAAAATAGAAATGATTTAAGTTTATCTACTTGGGATAGTAAATTTTTACCATTAAAACAAGATTATCACCAATACAATAGAGTATATAGTCAAGCTCCTACATTATTAAAATCAAATGATGTAGATTTTACTTTTAAAAGAATTAATGAATTTGATTCTAGAATACAATCCACTAAATTAAAAATACCTAATGAATCTATAGATAGTTGGACAGATATATTAGTAAATGAAACTATGGATTTAGATGGTAAATATGGACCAATAAATTCTATAATTACTTTTAAAAATAAGATGTATGCTTTTCAAGATGAAAGTATTGCAGTAGTATTAATAAACCCTAGAGTACAAGTACAAGGAAATGATGGTCTTAGTTTAGAACTAGGTAAAGGTAATATACTATATGATTATGATTATTTAACTACATCTTCTGGTGCAGTTAACAAATGGGGAATAACTAAAGGTAAAAGAGGTATTTATTATTATGATTTATTAAATAAAGGAGTAGGTAGAGTTCCTGATTCTATACAATTATTATTATCTGATTCAAAAGGATTTCATAGTTGGTTTAATAACAATTATAATTATAATGATTTAAATAAAGATAATCCTTTATTAAATAAAGGTGTAGTATTTGGATCAGATATTTATAATAATGATATTTATATGACTTTGTTACAGGGAGATAAAAGTTTTACAAGAGTATTTAATGAAAATGTAGATCAGTTTATTGATTTAAAAACTTATTTACCTGCTTTTTACATAAACAAAGGTAATAAATTATTTTCTAATATAGGAAATAATATTTATGAACATAATATAGGAGAATATAATAAATTTTTAGGTAAGTATGAAGAAAGTTTTATTACATTAGTAGTAAATCCTAATTCTAATCAAGATACTGTATTTAATAATATATTTTATAACTCAGAGGTATATTTAAATGATATAGATCAACCTGAAAAAACTCTTACACATATTCAAGCATATAATGAATATCAAGATTCTGGAAAAATTCCATTGGAAATAGGCAGAAATAAAAATTTAAGAAGAAAATTTAGAGAATGGAAAGCCAATATACCTAGGGAAAATAGAAATAGAATTAGAAATCCTTGGATATTTTTAAAATTAAGCTTTGAAAATACTAGTAATTATAAATTAGTATTACATGATATAATAGTAAGTTATACAGTATAACATTTAAAATTATAAATTATACTTAAAATAATTTGTATATATAAATAAAAAATAGTATATTTGTAATATGGACGATAAAAGAGATTTATTAAAGTTAATAGAAAATATAAAAAAAGATAAAGGAGGTAATTTAAAAGATTACATGGAATTTATTTCTTTTATAGGGCATTTAGAATCTAAAAATGACCCTAATGCTGTTCAAAAAGGAGCTGAAATAGGTAAAGGAGCATTTCAATTTGAGGATAAAAGTGGTTCAAATAGAATCTTTACTGCTGCAAACAGAACTAAAAATTATTACAAAAGTAAAGGTATGCTAGATAGTATGCCTTCTTTTATTAATAATATAATAGAAAAAGGTACAGAAGATGCTAGAAAATTATCATATAATGAACAATCTGTATTATTATTAGGAGATGCTAGAATGGGAGCAGCTAATTTAAAAGATTATGTAGGTAAAGGTAAAGAAGAATTGTCAGATTATTGGGCAACTTATCATTGGGCAGGACATAAAGGTTTAGAAACAGCTAAACAAAATAAAATAAATAGTTTTTCTAAGCATATAGACAGTTTCTATGATCAAAAAGAAAACATATTAAGAAAAACATCAGAACAAACAAGAATAAAAGATTTTTATAACGATAGAGACAAAGAAGATATTATATTAGAAAATAATAATAGAATATCTAAAATACAAAAAAGCTTAAATGTTGAACCTAAAGAAGTAAAGCCTTATTTTCAAGAAGGAAAGACTACTGATAATTTAAGTTTAACAAATTTTATAAAAGAACAGAAAAATAAACCATATTTTCAAAATACTGATAAAACTAGTAATCAAAATATTAAATCATTAGGAGGAATTATAAATTCTTTAGATTTAGGAAATAAAAATTTAAATGAGTTTAACACAGGAGGACTACACGAACAAAATAGATTAGGAGGTATTCCTCAAGGTACAGGAGATAATGG